TTCCTTCCACAAAACTATCAAGATATGCTCTGTATGATGGATTCAATACTTTATAATCATCTGTAAAGAATTTTTCATACTTATACCAAACTGTTTCCATTGGTTGTATTGGCCTTTGTCTTTGTTGTTTAGTTTTTTGGTCTATTTCCGTTACTGTACCTCTTAAGTCAAATCCACATAAAACATATTGAACTTTATTTTTATATGAATTATGGATTGATGAAATACCATTTGCCATTAATTCTAAATCATGTAAATGTGATGACCCACCTAACCAACCGAATCTAACTAAATCTGATTTTGTTGTTTCTTTTTTAAATTGCGGTTCATCTTCATTAACTGCGTTGGGAAAAACTAGTACATTAGATATGCCTAATCTTTCTTTAATTGTCTGTGCAAATATTGGTGTTGTTGTTGTAACATAATCTACTGATTTGAGCATATCAACTTTCATTTCACCAATCTTAGAATGCTTGATAGTGTGGAACATTGGATGTCTTTGGTCAACAAACCATAAGTCATCAATATCCATAATAACTTTAATACCTTTAGATTGTAACCACTTGATTCTTTCTTTGTTGTGGTCGTGCGTTGTTTGATGAATAAAAGTATGAAATACAACGATGTTGTAATCTAAAAAATATTCATCTCTATTTTCTGCGTTATATGTGATATCAACATGGATATCGTCTGTGTAATTCTCAGCGATAAACTTATATGGGTCCATTATTCTGAACTTACCCACGCCGTGTTTATCTGATGGAATTGCTAAAATTTTGATTTTCGACATTTATAATATATTAACACTAATAATATAGGGAAAATATATTAAAAAAAGAAATTATTTTGATTTATTAACACCAGTAATTTTTCCTTTGAATACGGAATCACCAACTTTTAACACTAAATTCTCGCTAATTGTTTGTGTTTGTTGAGCTGTAAGAAGTTGATTTAATTTTTCATCCATCACTTTACGTACTGTATTTTCTACTAATGCAGCCAAAGCTGTCATATCAATATTACCACCAACTGATTGTCTTTGTTGTGGTTGTGGTTTTTTAGATGAAACACCTTCTTGTTCCATTAATCTTCTAGCCCCTTTTACAAAGTCCATATCTAATGTTTCACTTAATGAAATTGATGGCATTTGTTCTATCGGATGTTCAATCATTGCTTTTTTTATTGCATCTGGTAATTTTGAATTATTAATTCTATCAACACTTGGAGCTGCGGCTTGTTTTGTTGGTGCTTTCACTGATTCGTTTGTAACGTATTCTGCAGAATCAGATAATAACAGAGATTCGTCAATTTGACCTCTTTTGTAATCACCCCCATCAACCTTGTTCATAATTTTTTTAGCTTGAACTAATTTACTCATCAAATCGTTTGCTGATATTGGACCTTGTGCTTGTGACATCTTAATATGTTTTTTTATAAAATAATGTTTTTTATGAAAACATTAAACGTTTAATTTTTAAAATTGATTCCTGAAGATTATTATTTTTATTATCTTCTGGATTTAAAGCTGGTTTTTCCTGCTGTTTTGGTTGAGGTAACTCTTTTGATTTTGTATTAATCTTTTCAGGTTCAACTTTTTGTTTTGGTTGAGCAGCCGGTTTTTCAATCGGTTGCGGTTTTGTTTTTGGCTTTGGTTTTGGTAATTTTTCTGGTGTTTGTGGTACAACTTCAATGTCAGTTGGTTCAGTTGCAGTTGGCTCAATAGGTGCTGGTTCCGTTGCAGCTGGTTCAGTAGGTGTTGGTTCTGTTGCAGCTGGTTCAGTAGGTGTTGGTGCTGGTTTTTCAGTTGGTTTTTTCTTAGTAATTGGTTTTGTTGGTTCAATTGGTTGTGGTTCTTGTTTAACAGGGACCTCTTGTTTTTTACCCCAATCTGATTTTACATATGTTACTGACATTGAGCGGTCATCACCTTCTTGATATTTTGGTCTTTTAACGTCAAAGGTTTGATGGTCCATTACAGTAATGTTACTCATTCTAGATATTAAAAACGTTCTCCATCCGTAATTTGCTTTTTCGTCACCGACTTGACTTGGTGTGCCTCTTTTTGACCTTGATGGGCTATCAATGTAAGCCCTTAAAACTAAGTTACCTTTTTTGTTTAATCCTATTGCAACACCTTCAGCTCTAAATCTACCACCAGATTTAACAAGTTTTCTAGGTCCGCTATAATTGAATGTAATTGGATTTCTGTTCTTTACAGCATCAGACAATGGGGATAGTTTTGAATTACCCTCAATTGCGTTTTCTTCTAATATAATAAAAATGGTATTATTTAGCGCCATCTAAAGTGCTTTTGTAGGTTTTGCTGTCATTAAATTTATTGAATGCAATTAATTTTGTTCTTTCCATAATATCGCTTTTAGAACCAACGGTACCAGTATCACCTATTTGACCCTTTCCAAATTCATCACCATCGGATAGTGCGTTTTTATTTTTTCTACTATATCCATTCTCGTTACCATATTTGTTTTTAGCCGTTAGTTCTGTTCTTAAGTTAATATCAGTTTTTGAACCAACATTTCCTGTATCACCCACTTGGCCTTTACCATTTTCGTCGCCAGTTGATAACGCATCAATATTTTTTGAATTGTAATTAAAGTTTTTAGAAAAACGATTTTTTGCCAATAAAGAATTTCTGGTATTGATATCTGTTTTTGAACCTGCAATACCAGTATCGCCAATTTCACCTTTTCCTGAATCATCACCATCGGATAGTGCGGAGACGTTTTTTGAATTATATTCGTTTTCTTTAGAGAATTTATTTTTTACTAATAAAGTTTTTCTAACGTTAATATCTGTTTTAGAACCAACATTACCAACATCATTTACCTGTCCTTTACCCATTTCATCACCATCAGATAATGCGTCTGCATTATTAGAGTTATACTCGTTTTTTGGTGTAAATTTATTTCTAATAATTTCTTGTTTAAAAAATTGTTGTCCAAGTATTTCTAATTGTGTTGGCATATTATAACATTAATTTTTTTATTTTTTCAACTTCTTCAAATAGTTTTAATGAACCAGCAGCAGAAATTGACGCTTTATGTGGACTAGACTTTACCATATTCATAGATGTTAGTGAATCTGGTTTTTTGCTATGTTTCTTCAGGTGTGAATTTTTTTCTTCTCCTGTACCTGCAATATTTTGTGCTTGTTGTTTTGAATCTTGTCTCGCACTTATCAAATTTCTTTCTCCTTGTAAAAATGGACTAGCCCACTTTTCCATTTCATAGCCACCAAATAAATCGTATCTTTGTTTTTCTTTAACCTTATCAATTGTTTGTAAGTCATTGATGATTCTTTTCAACTGACCATATTTTACTGATTTATCGGTTAATAATCTTTGAGCACGATGTAAACCATGAACATGCTGACCATTAAGACTTGATATTTGTCGACTTATCATGTCTAAAATGTTTTGTGGTATATCAAAAATTCGTGGTTTTAATTCACTATTCATTATCGTCTTTTAAACCTTTCAGTATATGGCCTGGTTTTAATCCAAAAGTTTTCATTGAGTTTTTCAATGATTTAATTTGTTTTTTAACAATACCATTTATTTCAATGTCTTCATCTTCTTCAAGTCCATGGTCCACAATTTCATTATCTTTAGCTCTTCCCTTTAATATGCTTTCCAAATATTCTTCAATAAATGTTCTTGGATTTTCAACTAATCTAATTTTATCGTCTGGTAAACTTGGGTCAAATCCCATTTGTTTAGCTCTTTCGTCTTGTTCTGCAGGGTCGTCAATACCTAATTCTGCAAATTCATCTTTAGCCTCTTCATAATCTACGTCATCATCGTGTAATAACTCGTCAGCACCTAATGCTTTTGACATATCAGATTCACCCCAATATCTTCTATAGTTTTGAACTCCTGTTGTTCCGTATGAACCCATAGCACCTCTACCAGTTTTAACAACATCGTCTGTTGTTGAATTTGAGGTGACACCTTTAGTTTTTAATGTTATAGGAAATTTATCGTGACTAATGTTACCTTCCGCGTCAACGATTTCATCAACCTCCTCTTCTTTTCCTACTTTATCGGGTATTTTTTTAAAGTCAGTTTTATCTGAAAACTCTTTAGCCAATTTAGCGAATTTTTTTCCTTTCTTTCCACCTTTACCAGCTTGAGCGTAAAAATATCTTTGTTGCGCTTTAGACGCAAATTTCTCTTCAATTATCGATTTAATAAAATTGTTCATTAAAAAAGCTTTTTATATAAATATCAAAGGTTCGTAAAGATATTTATACAAATATGGTAGGACAGAATATTTTGCGGTTTTATGGGTCTAAATTAAATTTAAAATTAGATTTTTCGGAAACTTATGATTTCACCATTGATACTAGTGGGTGGGTAGACTTAGTTTTAGACTATTCTGAAGAATATGATTTCCAATTAGATAGCACACCTGTTTACGAGGAGTATGTGATTCCGATTTTATATGAGATGACTGAATTTGGGTGTGATTATACCATTTTAACACAAGATGAATTTTCAATTTTAACACAAAATGAAGAGTGTATTCAATATCAACATTAAAAAAAATATTTATTTTAAATGAACAATAAAAAAATTAACGAGTTACCGCTATTCACAGGAGACACGACCGGCGCATATTTTATAATGAATAATAGTGGTGAAACAACCACATATAAAGTAGTAAGAGAAACAATTTTAGGAAACTCACAAACATCTGGAACGAGTGGGACGTCAGGTATATCTGGTACAAATGGTAGTTCTGGTTCAAGTGGAACGTCCGGGTCTTCGGGTATTTCAGGTACATCAGGTTCAAGTGGAACATCCGGGTCTTCGGGGTTAAGTGGTTCTTCAGGAAGTAGTGGAAGTTCTGGTATAAATGGTGTTGATGGTTCTAATGGTACTTCAGGTACGAGTGGGGTTGATGGAACTAGTGGTACGTCAGGCGTTTCAGGAACTTCGGGTAGTTCAGGTACTAGTGGAGAAAGTGGTACATCAGGTTCAAACGGTTCTTCAGGAACTTCGGGTAGTTCAGGTACTAGCGGAGAAAGTGGCACATCAGGTTCTAACGGTACATCAGGGACAAGTGGCTCGGACGGAATATCAGGTTCTTCGGGAACTAGCGGTATTTCAGGTACATCAGGAACAAGTGGTTCTTCTGGCACATCAGGACAAAATGGGTCATCTGGAACAAGTGGAATTGATGGTACTAGTGGTACTTCAGGAGATGGTACATCCGGAACAAGTGGTACATCAGGTACGAATGGTTCGTCAGGAACTAGTGGTGTTGATGGCACAAGCGGAACATCCGGAGAAAATGGTACTTCCGGAACCTCTGGTATAAATGGTTCTTCAGGTACATCGGGAATAGATGGAACATCTGGAAGTGATGGCTCTTCTGGTACTAGTGGTGAATCCGGGTCTTCAGGTACATCGGGAATAGATGGAACATCTGGTAGTGATGGTTCTTCAGGTACTTCTGGATTTGACGGCTACACACCAGTATTTGGTGTTGATTATTTTAATGGTATGGACGGGGCGCCTGGTATTGATGGTATAAACGGTATGGATGGTGCACCTGGTATTGATGGTATAAACGGTATGGATGGATATACACCAGTATTTGGTGTTGATTATTTTAATGGTACCGATGGTACTTCAGGAACCAGTGGTGAATCAGGTTCAAACGGAACATCTGGAACAAGTGGTGTTAATGGTAGTTCAGGAACTAGTGGCGCTGGTATCATGAATTATGCGGCACAGTATTCAGATACCACAACGCAATTAATAGCTGAAGATGGAATAACTACTGTTAGTGGAAACACTATTGATTATGAATATGGTATTACTTTGGTTGATAATACAAAATTTACAGTACCATCAAATGGGCAGTATGAATTCGGATTTTCGGCTCAAATTGAAAAAACACAAGGTGGTACTTCAACAAATATAAGTTTTTGGATTGCAGTAAACGGCAATAATTTAACCGGTTCAACATCTACAACCACAGTAGTTGCAAATAGTGCGTACCAATTACCATTTGTACCATTCATTTTAGATTTACAAGCAGGTGATTATATTGAACTCAAGGTTTCGGCTGATGATGCTGATTGTCAATTATCTGCACTTGCAACTCAAACTTTACCGATAAGGCCTTCATCACCATCTGTTATTTTTGTAATTAAACAAGTTGGTACAGCTGTTGGTAGTACATCGGGTACAAGTGGTACGTCAGGTTCTAATGGTTCTTCTGGTACAAGTGGGGTTGTTAGTTATACGGGTTTAATTACGTCAGGTTCATTAGGGGGAACACAAACAATTTCAGGATCATTAAATGTTAATGGTAATCTAAATGTTGGGACAAGTAGTGGAGATGAAGGTGGTGAAATAAATTTAGCATTGGCACAAACAAATAACAATTTAACGGGAAGTATTAATATAGATATTTGGCGAAATAGATTAAGATTTTGGGAAGGTGGTGGTAATGCAAGAGGTGCGTATTTAGATTTAACAAAACAAGCAGATGGTGTTAGTTCTGAAATCCTAACAAAATCAAGTGGATTGATAAATACTGGTTCATTTGTAACATTAGATAATGTTAAAGTAGGACCAACAAGAACAGGTGCAGGTGGTGGATATGCCGGATTAAGTGTTGGTGCAGTATCGACTTCATTTGTTGCCAATATAAGTGCAACTTTTTCAAATGCGGCAGTAGGTGGTCAAACTGGAACCGGAATAACATATACAACAACGGCAAGTAATGCGGTTTTTGGTTGGGGATTTCTTGAAGGACATACTTCAACTTATATATTGAATGATACCACCAATAGTAGAGTGTATCGTATTACATTACAAATTGGGGCTTCTTACAATAACAACTTCATTTCAATAGAAAGATTATATTAAACTATTTATAGATAATGGCAACAACATATATTTTAGAATCGGGTGACCCATACATAAGAAAAAGAACTGAAAAAGGATGGACATTAGATTTTGTCTTTAATAAAGACGGATTTGATTGGTCAGACGGTTCAACATTTTATTATTGGGGAATTAGCGGTGAGACAGAACAAAAAAATTATGCAGATAATAATTTATCATTTTCTTTCACCGATGATGGTAGAGTTTTATGGGAAGCAATACATTACAAATATGATAGTTGCGAGTCACCAGTTTATTACAACGCTTCTGGTTACACCGAAGTAATGTGTTCTGGTGGAACATCAAATGATTTTAATTTAACAATAACATTTGAAAGAAATATTGAATTAGCAAATTGTGATTTATGTAATTTTGGTGGTGTCAATGATTTAATAACTGGTAACACAATTACTATTGGGGACAAATCATTTTTAACCGGTACAACACAAGAGTCTATTACAATAGAACAATTAAGTAAAAAATGGTATCAAAATAGAAGTAAAAGATTAGGTAAACTTAAAGTTTATCTTAACGGCCAAAAAATATACGAATTAAAAAATTGGGAAGAAATTATTCCATCTGAAAGACAAATTAAAACTATTAGTTTAATTGCTGATGGTTTAACTTCTGTTGACATTGGTGAGGATATTGGTACTCTAGTTAGTGTTGAGGTTAACAATAGACCAAGAGTTGAGGGTCTTCATTATACACATGAAGATGATACATCAGTAATTGAATTTGTTGAAATACATACTCCTACTAGCGGTGACACTATTACAATTGTTTACTATAAAACAGATTTAAATCCATTAGTACAAGTTATTGGTGGTGGTACTGATGGGATAAACAACCTACATACTGGTAATACTTCTTTTGATATTTTATACGTAAAATATTTGGAAGAACCAATGAACGCTTTAGCAATTAAAAAAAGTTATAAAGCACATAAATTAAATTATGAAATTGTTGAGTGTTCTGAATGTAATGACGCGCCTTATAATTATACTGACCCTCCGACACCAACACCGACGCCTACATTAACACCAACACCAACACCAACACCAACGACAACACCTACATTGACGCCGACACCTACGCCGTCGCCTACGCCGACTTTGTTTCCAACATTAACGCCAACACCTACACCAACGTTAACCAGTACACCAACTGTAACACCGACGTCTACACCATTTATAACACCAACACCATATCCGTTTACAACACAAACACCAAGTGGGTTTACTTTTGATGCGGATTATATCGTTGTCACATACGCATTTACTGATGGCGCGGATTTGGATACTAGAACTAGAATAAGTAACCCTAATATCGGTCAAAACGATACATCATCCTATCTTGGTTGGTGTAGAGCTGAAACATATCCAGCCGATGGTAATCCAATCCTAACTTGGAGTGGTGACAATACGGGACAAGGTTTTGAATCGGTTCTTATTAATTTAATTGAATTCAAATTACAATATCCTTCTCAAAGCGGTTCAACAATTACAATTGACATGAACGCAATGTGGTATGGTAGTGCTGGTTCAAATCCAGTTGTTATGGATGTTATGATGTATAAAGGTGGAACTATGTCATTAGTTCAAGAAGTATTTATGTTTGCAAATGTTGGTTATTCGGGCATATTTGGCGTTGCATCAACAGGTACTATTGTGACGTTACAATCACAGACTTGTGAAGATCAAGAGCTTGTAGCGACATTGCAATATAATTTAACAACAAAACAAGGACAATTTATATAATCATAAGAAAATAAAAGTATTTATATAACATAATGGCAACAACAAGACCCTTCGCACGAAATACTGGATTACCAATATTCGGAACAACACAATATGGTAATATTGTAATTGGTAACATAGAAGTAGAATACGCATTAGATTATGGTGGAGTAAAATGGTGGATGGGACCAGATGAAGAATTAGGTTATGTTGTTGCTTTTGAAGTGCCAACTGGTGACCATCCAAATCCGGTTTCATCTGACGAAGCGTATGTTGGATTTTATCGTTCTGATTTATTAACAGAGCAATCCTTTTTATCTTTATTAGCGGTATTACCATTTACATCTGGATTGGTTTTTGTTGATGGTTTAGATGCTAGAGCATGGTTATTAAATAATGGATACTGGACATCATATACTGATTCTACACCAACACCTACGCCAGTACCTACTGATACACCAACACCTACGCCAACACCAACACCAACAAGTGCTCCGACGGATACGCCAACCCCAACACCGACACAAACACCGACACCGACAGATACACCAACACCAACACCTACACCGGTACCTACTGATACACCAACACCTACACCGGTGCCTACTGACACACCAACACCTACACCAACACCAACATTATTCTATGGTCAAATAACACTAGGAGAAGGTCCTGAAGTTTGTGATAATTGTCCTGGGTGTCCAACATTTTATGTGACAGGAGACGGAGCAACGTTTTGTGAATCAAATAATTTTGTAACAAACGGAGATGAATTTAGTTTAAATGGTTATGGATATATTACCTATGGTGGTTATGTTAAAACCGTTGATTTAAATAACACCAATGTTGCAACATATAGAGACAATTGTATAGCTTGTCCTACACCAACTCCAACGCCGGAACCAACTGCAACTCCTACGGTTACCCCAACACCAGATCCAACGGTTACACCAACCCCTACACCTGAACCTCAAAATTATAGTTTATTAAAAGAGGATGGTGATTTCTTATTACAAGAAAATGATGATTATATATTATTAGATTTTCCATCTAATGATTTTACATATGAATTATTAATATTAACTCCAACCCCAACACCGACTCCAACAATTACACCTACACCTACGCTAACACCAACGCCTACGGTAACACCAACACCTGAACCTACATCTACACCTACATTAACACCTACGCCAACACCAACAGCAACTCCTACAGTTACACCAACATCTACACCATATCCAATACCAGTATATAATGGCTTTAGTGTAAGTAATTGTGGAACATCACATTATTTCTTTAAACAAGCTGGAGTTGCATGGAACGGGTATGATTATAATTACATATCAATAGGACAATCATTTGAAAATCCAAGTAATCCACCGCAACCAGGTTGGTATTTCGTTGATGATCAGGGAACGGTTAGACAACTAACAAATGGTCATATATGGTTCTACGGACCTGGACCGGCTCCAAATGGTAGTGGTTGGTTATTAGTTGCTGACGGCTCATTTGTTATTGCCGATGAAAGAACATTTATAGTATTATGTGAATCACAACCAATTGTAACTTTTGATACACCAACTCCAACACCAACTCCTACACTTACGCCGACACCAACTGCAACACCTGAACCAACATCAACTCCGACACCTACACCAACTCCAACACCAACTCCAGAAATGGCGTCGTTAGATATTGATATAGTTATGGGGTACAGCGGTATTTCATTCAATGGAGTCACATATACATCGGATACAACAATTAATGTTATTAAAAATCAACAATATTCTATCATTGCATTTAATAGTAGTGGGTTATTCCAAAATTGGGAGGGTACTAATGTCAATTTACCTGTATCTAATTCATCTAATACCATTGTAACTGTCACCGGTGATACAGCAACATTAAAAGCTGTGTTCCCTGAAATGACACCTACACCTACACCAACAAGTACACCTGTACCTACAGACACACCAACTCCAACACCAACGCCAAATCCTACGGATACTCCGACACCAACACCAATATAAAATAAAAAACAATAAATAATAAAAGATACAAATAAAAATTAATATTTATATAAAAGATAAAACAACAAAATGGCAAATCAAAAAATATCACAATTAAACGAACTTACAGCACCATTATCGGGTGATACGTTACCAATTGTTAATTCAGGAGAAACTAAAAAAATAAGTGTAAGTAATTTACTAACTGGTAGTAATATACAACCATTTTTTCACGCAACGAATACCGGTACAACTGACAATTTTAAAGTTGGAAATGCTGCATGGTTGGGTGATGACTCAGGTTTAAATACTGTAGTTGTTAAGGGTGTGTATGACACAGGCTCTGGTATTATTAAGTTTGGTGCCGGAAATAACAACCCAAAAATAGGTCATGATATTAATGAAGAAGCAAATGTTTTATCTGTAAATGCCGATACAACTAAATTTTCAAACTCAATTATTATTGGTAGTGGTTCTTTAATTAGTGGTAATCCGGAAATGATTCATGTATACAGCTCTGGTAGCTATAATATTGCTTACTTAGTTGGTAATAGCGATACATATTCACAAATTAATGTTAAAAACACAGTTTCTGGCGAAACGTCTTCAACCGATTTAGTATTGACCGCGGATAATGGTAATGAAAATGAGTTATATATTAATTTAGGTATTAACTCAAGTAACTATAGTGAAGTACAAAATGTTGGTGGACAAAATGATGGTTACTTAATAATGAACGGACAGGATTTATTTATTGGTTCAATGAATGGTGGTGAGAATCACGGACATATACATCTTTTTGCTTCAAGTAGTTTTGAAGACCCACAAATTAATATATTAAGTAATAAACAAGTTGGTTTTAATACATCTGGTATTACTTCAGGATTTACATATGAATTTAGTGGTAGTGTTAAATTAGCTAATGATTTGAAAGTTGCTGGTTATGTTGAAACATCACAAATACAAGCTACAGGTTCATTGAATATACAACCAGATATTACTGATAGTAGAAGCGTTCAAATATATAATACCGATGCTGGTGATATACATATTAAGGGTAATGCAGCATATTCATTTTTTGGTGACGACACGAACTATGTTAAAATAGATTCAAATGATGAAAAAATTACAATTAATGCAACAAGCGGAACAACAATAAATAATTTATTAAAATTAAATTCAATATTAGAATTACCAACAAGTTCATCACTTGGTGATATGGTTGTTTCTGGTTCAAATTTATATTTTCATACTGACACATCATGGATGAAAGTGGTTTTAACAACAGTTCTTGACCCAACACCTACACCAACTGCAACACCAACAAGCACACCAACGGTTACACCTACACCAGTACCTACAGATACTCCTACACCAACACCAACGGAAACTGAAACACCGGTACCAACGGATACACCAACTCCTACACCAACAGAAACACCAACGTTAACACCGACCCCTTCACCAACACCAATCCCTGAGTTTTGGATTGTTAATAGTAATTCAACAAGAACGGTTACAGCAATAAAATATGGGGCAATTAGTGAACCTTTATCATTAGATGGTGGGTCATTACCATTAGGTGTAGGTGAAGTATATAGAGCAAATCATGACATTAACGTTGATGGAAATGGAATGAACACACTTCAACTTGATTTTGGTGGTACAGGATTTTGGTCAACATTTACAATATTGAAAAATGATGTGGATGGTTACGGATCTGTATTAAATGGATATGCTGCTGGTGCAGTAACACTTGGTGGATTATCAATATCACCAACTGATAAGATTAAAATTATATTAACATAAAAATAACATAAACCCAAACATAACATATAATGTTAATAGGTGCAAGAATCATAAGTAATAATTTAAGTGGTAAAACCGCAACAGTTCAGTTTACACCATTAACAGGAACCACTTCTGGAACAACGGTTGATATGGGGTCAGTTACAATTCCTTTCGATAACATCACGTCACATCCTTATGGTAATTATTCTATTAATGTGACTGATTATGATTATGTATATACATTAACAATACCTGAACCGGCTGTAGGTGATGTTCAAATGTTTGCTGCGGTAGATAGAATGCCTGGTTTGGATAACTATGGTGCGGCAATATTGAACTTTAATGACTTTACCGCAGAAATAATTGATTTAGGTATAGACGCTAGTGTTTGGAATAATCGTAATGTTTATTTCTCAAACGAGTCTGGATTTATGTATTATTTTACTCTTCGTTCTAATTCTAGTGAGAGATTGGTAATCTTCACTGATTCATCAAATACTGAAATAGAAAGATATAGTGGTGCAACTAGTAGTTTTAGTAGAGGTATACTTCAAGAAAAATGGACATATGCGGAATTCGTTAACCTTGGTGTTTTAAAATATTCTGACGGCACCAACGTATATACATATAATTGGGACAATACAACACATAACATAGATATAGAAAGCTCTTGGGATGAAGAGGCTTCCGATGGTACATTTATTATTAACAAATTTGAACTTGGTTCATGGAATTATAATGGTGATGGGGAATCATACATCGTTAATCCAGAAGATGGTACAACAACATTATTCAAAACTTGGACAGACGGTACCAATATTAGACACAAAATAAGTCCAAGTTCTAACTTTATTGTTGTTGAAACACAAAATCAAGATGCAAATTATAGTTATACAAATCTTGAAATATGTGATTTAACTGGAACAGTTTTAGATACAGTATCATTAACAGGTAACACATATACTTCCAATAGCACAGAATTCCACGGAACAAACAAATTTACGACTATATATTGGAATAATAATGATGTTGAGGTTGATTATAAAATTATACATTATAATGGAAATACAGATACATTAATTGAAACATCTCACGTTAAAGGTGCTTCATATAGTAGTATTGATATAAATGGTAATGTTGACTTTTACCCATCAACCAATAATGAGAATAGAGGTGGTGTAGTTATTATGTTCTATAATTATTTAGGTGGTAACAACATTGGTGCACAGGTTTCATATTGTGACATTCTATATATGTTTGATAATCAATCGTCTTTTAGTACATACACATTTGCCAACAATGAAACAAAATCTATCCAAACTTGGGGTCAATTAAGTGATATGTATAGGGCGGCAGTTGATAATGGTGATGGTCTTTTATCTTTCCTAACTATTATGTCAGGTAGCACTCGTATTGAAAGTATGAGTGTGAATGTATCGGACATTTTTAGTTTTAATAGCCATTATTTAAATAACAAATCATTAGTTCAAATATTCACTGATGGTGCTAATGATGTTACATACAAATATATTAATGCTGCCGGTGTTGTAACCGATACTGTAACTGACACATTAAGTAGTCAGTATGATTCACAAATGTATAGTGAGGGTGAAGTGGCTTATATGTCACTTAATACATCTACTAATGGTAATATTGCATTTTACGTATATAGTGGTAGTAGTGAAATAATCACAACCGATTACTATTTTGGTAGATTTACATCTGGTGTATTCGGCTCAGAAAATAAACAAATTCCTGATGTAATATTTCTTTTAGATCAAGGAGGTGTATTCGGTAGAATACTAACTTCAACGGGTATGAGTAATCAAATTAGTCTCCCTGAAATGGATACTTACGATGTTACAATTGGTAAAGATAAGTTTATGATTATTTATGGAGACCCTAACGATAATTTTTATAAGAAAATTAATTTATATAACTTTTCAGGAACGTTATTAAATAGTCAGTCTACAACTTATACGTCAGTGAGTAACTGGTGGGGAGTAAAAGATAGATTTGTAGTAAACTTCTATAATGAAGATGATGACACTAATGTATACTATTTGGTTAGTGATGATACTATCACCTCGGTAGAGCTTGACTCTTATGATAATACAAATACTCTAAATGATTATATTTGGTGGAACGATTAATAACGAACTAAAAAAGAATAAAATATGAAAACATTAGATGTAAATACGATAGTAAAAAAAGATGGTCAGAAGATTAAAAGAGTTACAAAATCTTTTATAACTGACGAATCATTAACGGTAGAACATATTAAAGGTGTAATTAAAGGTGAATTAGGATTTCCATTTGAAATGGTAAAAGAAGAATTTTACTATATGTCAAAGGAATTAAAAGACACGGATGTTGCACCATTTAAATCAGGTAACGAATATATTTTAACAATTAAGTAATGGACTTTTATATAAGACAAGGCGCAACCGACCCAATTTTAAAAATGAGAATGGTTGACGATGGAAAAAATGACAAATCTCAATTCAATGAATTGGTTGAGAATGCTGATATCACATTTGAAATGGTTGATGTTAAAACTGGTACACCTTATGTATATGGTGCAGAATGTGAATTAACAAATAGAACAAAAAAATTTAATTACACAAACGACGAATATTATATCACATACAGGTTTACCGAAGAACAAACTAGTGAATCTGGTAGGTATGAGGGTAAAATAACTATACAATTCAATGATGGTAATGGTAATAATACTAACAAGTTAATATTACCGATTAGAGAAAAATTATACATTAACATTTTTTAATACGGCATATTTTTTTTATATTTATTGATGTAAACAAGGCAAATTGCAATTTAGGTTGTAAGCTAATACGTCACATTATAAAAAATAAAATATGCAAGAGGTTATCTCTCAGGAAGTTATAGAAAACTTTCTAAATGGTGGTGACGATGAAATGTACATCGTTGGTATCGAATATGACTACCCCACCAATACAATTTTCAAAATTATACAAGACCCTGAAAAGGGAAAAATCGTAAAACCAGATACATCATTTACACCATTTATTTGGGTTGGTGATTTATCTGAAATGAATTTTTATAATGGTTCTAAGTCCCTTCAGAAGAAAAGAATGGGGGAATATGGAATTGTTATCGATAAATTAGAAACTCATGGTAATGAAAGATTAGAGGCTGGTATGAAGTACTTGGTTAAGAGTATAAAATCATACACAGATTTAATTTCTTTTTTTAGGCAAGGTGGGTTAAATCCGTGGGATGAAAAATGTAGGCATTTGTTTACTGTTTTAAATCCGGTAGAACAATACTTGATACAAAAGAAAAAAAGATTGTTCAAAGGTATCGATGAATACTCAGGTGTTTATAGATTTGTATTCGATATTGAAACCACGGGTCTTGAACCAGAAAAATGTAAAATCATTTTGATTGGAGTTAAAGATAATCGTGGTTTACAAAAAACAATACCCGCATTTGGTGATGATGGTGAAAAGAAATGTATCGAAGAGTTTTTTCAGATTATTCGTGAATTAAAACCAACTATTATTAGTGGATACAACTCGGCGTCATTCGATTGGCCTTTTATTTTAAAACGAGCTGAAATACTTGGAATTGATGTTGATGGATTAACACAAATATTCACAACACAAGGGATGAAGGAAAAGGAAGGAATGTTAAAACTTGCAAACGAAGTTGAACCATATAAGCAACATGTGATATGGGGATTTAATATTATTGACATTGCACATTCAGTTCGTAGAGCGCAAGCAATTAATAGTGAAATTAAAAGTTGGGGATTAAAATATATTACAACGTATTTGGAAAAAGAAAAACCAAATCGTGTGTATGTTGAGGGTAGTAAAATTTCTAAAATTTATTTAGATAATGAAAGCTATTATACAAATCCAAAAACAGGAAATTATAAATTAATTGGTGAACCCGGTACTGAAAATTTATTAGAAAAATATCCGGGTAAATTTGAAATATGGACAGGTAGAAAAATAGTAGAACAATATCTAGATGATGACTTGTATGAAACAATGGTTGTTGATGATTCGTTTTCACAATCAACATTTTTATTATCAAAGCTAGTACCTACTACATATGAAAGGATTGCAACAATGGGTACTGCAACGTTATGGAAAATTATCATGTTAGCATGGTCATTTGAAAACGGATTGGCAATACCAGCTAAAGATGAAAAAAGACCAATTACGGGTGGGTTATCAAGATTATTAAATGTTGGTTATTCTAAGAATATTGTTAAGTTTGACTTTGCGTCACTTTATCCATCAATACAATTAGTGTATGATGTGTTTCCTGAATGTGATGTGATGGGAGTACAAAAATCGATGTTAAAATATTTTCGTAACATTCGTATTAAATATAAAAGATTAACTGCTGAATTAGCAAAAACAAATCCTGTTGAATCGGAAATGTATGATAGAAAGCAATTACCGATTAAAATTTTTATTAACGCATACTTTGGTTCATTATCAGCACCGCACGTATTTCCATGGGGTGATATGAATATGGGTGAAACAATCACATGTGTTGGTCGTCAATGTCTTCGCATGATGATTATGTTCTATATGAAGAAAGGGTATAAGCCTTTGGTAATGGATACGGATGGTGTAAACTTTGAAACTCCAATTGATATTGAAGAACACAAATATATTGGTAAAGGATTAAATGAATTAGTAATAGAAGGTAAAGAATATAATGGTATCGAAGCGGATACAGCAGAATTCAATGATACATTCATGAGAAATGAAATGGGCTTGGATATTGACTACACGGCACCGGCGTGTATTAATGTTTCTCGTAAAAATTATATTATCAAATTAGTAAAGAAAGGGAAAGAAAAAATTAAATTAACTGGTAACACAATTAAATCAAAAAAGATGCAACAATATATTGTTGAGTTTTTAGATGAAGGTTTAAAAATGTTATTAGATGGTAAGGGGTTAGAGTTTGTTGAATTGTATTATGATTATGTTGATAGAATTTTTAATAATAAAATTCCATTAGCTAAAATTGCAAATAAGTCTCGTGTTAAACAATCTGTTGAAGATTATAAAAAACATATTACTAAAACAACAAAATCAGGTTCATTAATGTCTAGACAAGCACATATGGAATTAATCATTTTAAATGACCATCCTGCAGGTTTAGGTGACACGATTTATTATGTTAACAATGGTGTAAAAAAATCATCGGGTGATGTTGAAAAGAAAAACAAATGGACTAAAAAGGAAGTTGCAGAATATCTAGAAAAAAATGGAAGTCCAATGCCTGAAAATCATTCAGTTCTTAATATCAATTGTTATATGATACCAGAGAAGGAAATTCAAAACAATCCTGACTTAACCGGTGAATATAATGTTGCACGATACTTAAGTGTGTTCAATAAAAGACTAGAACCTTTATTAGTTGTTTTTAAACCTGAAATAAGAGAAGACATTTTAATTGAAGACCCGAAAGATAGACAATATTTTACTAAGATGCAATGTGAATTAGTAAATGGGTTTCCATTAAAAGAAGAAGGACAAGATAAATTAGAAGAAGTTATGACACTATCTGATAGTGAGGTGTTGTTTTGGAATAGAGTTCAAAGAGACCCTTACTTCATGTATGTAGAAGATAGTTTAGAATTAGCAGACCCATATTGGGTAGATAAAAATAGAAAGGTAGTATCTATGCAAGAAATGAGTATTATTTCTAATGAGGAAGAAATAATCAATAACGATAATCATGATTATGCATTACATGCTATAGAGTCTTAAATTACTTCAATTGGTATTGGCATAGCTCTGTACTTAAGCGACTTGTTTAAGTATTCAGCTTCATTACCTTTTCTTTCTAATAATTTGTCAGGGCGTAATCTTTCTAGACGTTGCATTAACTCTTCAACCAATTTAGATTTTTCGTCTTTGGCTTCTGTCAATAAAGAGCTATAATCTAATTTAACAGAGCTATCTGGTACTTGAAGGTCTCCTGAGAATTTACCCCAAATTCTTGCGAGGCCTTCTTTAGAAAATGCAATCAAATATTTTCTTACCCAGTTTTGTGCTGGTTTATTTAATGATTCCCAATCTAATGATTCAGTCTCAACATCTGATGGTAGTTTAATGATATCTTTGTTTTTTGCTAAACATTCGTCTCTATCTTTATCATGAGTATCATAATACCAATACCAAACTTGATAGTTATTTGATGCAATATTAGAGAAGTCAAATTTACCGCCCGGTGTATTATGTAAATGAATTACTTTAGTGCCTTCTGGCCCCGCGGTAATTCTATATGTTAATTCACCACCAATAATTTTATTCTTCAGTTTTCTATCTTGAATTCTTAATAATAAATCGAAAGCTGGCATCATAAAATATGAACCTGCATTACCCATCTGAGCAAACCCGCCAATACCACCAAAGCCAACACCACCTAATCCACCAAATCCACCTAAAAACGGATCTATGATTGAATCTGTTAATGCTGCACGTGTAAACCATAATAACTCATTAACCTCACGTCCAGCAGGGATTTGATAACTCTGCACACCTCTTTCCAATGTAATAAAGTCTTTTTTTAATTCCCAATCACCCCCTGCTTGTAGGCCAACAATCTTAGAATATGAATATGTAAATTGTGTTTCATAATCTAGACTACGGGTTGTAAATGCTCTAGTCAAAGATTGATTATCAACATCTAAACCTGCTAATGCAGACCACTGAGATTCGATTAACCAATCACTAACATATTGTTCGTATTCGGATAATGAAAGCTCCAAGAACGTATCCATTTGTTCTTCGGTTAATTCTATTCCACGTACAGGCATACCTAATAAATGGAATACTTGGGTATATAATTTGTCTTTTTCTTCTTGTGTAATAATCTGTGCCATATTTGGTATATTCTAATAAATACTTTATATTTAGGTTATGAATACTACAATTTTAGAACTATTTCAATTAGGGATAAAAAAGAACTATGAGTTCCATTTTAATATTTCAGAGGAAAAAACTAATACGATTACCCTTGATGACGATAATAAAATAATAACAGCCACAATTGGCGATTCTGAAGCGAAAGATTTACCTAAACTTATCGAGGATGTTAAAATGAAATTAGAATAGCTGTTTGATAAAGTCTTTGCTGAATGATTCAGAATATTCTCCGTCACCCATCACTTGGTCAATGACACCTTTTTTCTTTTGTAAAATATTGTAAATGACTCTTTCTATTGTGTTTTCAAAAATGGGATAGTAAACTAAAACACTATTTTTCTGTCCATACCTATATGCTCTATCTTCACCTTGAGAATGGTCGGCAGGAACAAATGATAGGTCATTCATAATAACAACTTCAGCGGCAGTTAATGTAATACCAACACCGGCAGCTTTAATATTACCAATAAAAATTTGATATTTTTTTTCGTTCTGAAATTTATCAACAGCGTCTTGTCTTTTATCTTTAGACATTCGACCATCAAGTGTTACAGAGTTTTTCTTATATTTTTCATGTAACATATCTAATGTCATCGTAAAATTAGTTAATATAATAACTTTCTTTCCTTGTTCCAAGCACCTATCAATTATCTCACATGTATATGGTATTTTTTCATATGAAATTAATTGTCTTACTTTCATTAAACGATTCAATGTTACAGATATTGTTTCCTTATCTTTATTATCATTACTGATTCTTGTGAAATCGTCCATCTCCTCATCATACATTTTACTATTCAATTCAACAAAAATAGGTGTAACAATTTTTTCAGGTAAGTCAAGAATGTCAGTTTTCATTCTACGTAAAACATATGATTTTGTTTGTTCACGTAATTCATCTAAATTACTTGCACCACTTGTGTTCCAAACTTTTCTATTACCAACTTTAAATTGAAATGCTTTGCAATATCTTCTAACATATGTTTGCCAATTTAATGTTAATGGCGAATCTACAATCTTTAATAAATTAAAATAATTGATTGGTCTTGACGTCATTGGCGTACCAGTTAATAACCAAACCTTTGGTATTTGTTCTAAAACATCATTTAATAAACGTGTTCTTTGTGCTGTATTGTTTGATACGTAGTGAGCTTCATCAACAATAGCTAAATCAAATCCGGCGTTAACTAATAATTTATAATCGTCACTATCTTCACTTTTATCTGTTGTATGATAATTTTTAATTATATCATAATTAATAATATAAAAGTCAAACGTTGAACCCCATTTACGACCTTCAACTATTAAAATTTTTCTGTCACTATAATTTCTGATTTCTCTTTCCCAATTTATCTTTAAAGATGCTGGACACACAATTAAAATCTTTTTAGCTTCACTTTCTAATGCGGCAATAACTGCTGATGTGGTTTTACCTAAACCCATGTCGTCAGCAAGAATAAATTTATTATTTGCTAATAGTTTTTCAATCGCAACTTTTTGATGTTCCATAGGTGCGCGATTTGCATATGGTGTATAATCAATTTCTCTAGCTAATTTTTTTTCTTGTTGTACGATTGCAACTTTTGGTATCCACATTGCATGTAGGGTTTCATTTTCGGTAACCTTACCCCACATATGATATGCTTTATCCGTTTCGCATAATAATTTTTCGACCCATATTTTTTCAGGTGGTTTTGGAAGTAATTTATCTTCCATTATTTTATCTGCGAATGAACCGACAATATCAATATATTTTCTAGCAATTTTAGGTGTTACATCTTTGTATTTTATAACATATTCAGATTGCGGTCTAGTTAACTTGAAGCCTTTCTGCTCGACAAATTTTCTTTTCCATTCTAATAGTTGATTATTAGAACCTTCATAATTTTCTAATATCCCCCTAGCTTCTACTTCAGGTATCTTAATTTCCATAACAATATATATAAAAATATAGTTAAATAGATTGTAACATTAAACTATTTATTAGGATATGGAAAACAAATTACCAATTACGCGTTTAGGTAAATTTTTCTCTCAAGACGATTTTGACATCAATATACAAATGGGTGAAGAGTATCTTCATGGCGATTTAAATATGAAGTTAGTTTTATATCGTGTTGACATGAATAAAACAGGAACAGATTCGGTTTATGCTGAAGCGGGTAAAGATGATATAAAATATCTACCTCCGATTGAATTCAATGGATTGGTTAAAATTGATGAACCAAAAAATGCAACATATAAAAATGGTATATTAAGATATCAAGAACCAGGTAATATGGTTGTTTCCGTATATATTAAACACCTTAATGAATTAAATATTGATATTAGATATGGTGATTATATTGGGTATCAGGATTCTGAAGACAAGGTTAGGTTTTACACTGTTGTGAATGATGGAAAAGTAACTTCAGATAATAAACATAAAATGTTCGGTTATAAACCGCATTACAGAACCATTACTTGTGCGATTGTACAGGAAGGGGAATTTAGAGGAGTATAACATGGGAATACCTAAAAGAAAAAACAATATAAACGTTTACGGGAATAAACCCGTACTATACGGAAGTGAGATTATGGATAGAAGACAAGATCTTTTAGAATCCATAACTAAATCTGACACATTCTTACCAGACTCTGTTTTGCATGATGATTTAGACATGGGTATGTTGGAGTTTGTAAAAGAGAATTTTAAAATTGTTACAGATGGACAGAAAATCCCTGTTGTTGATAAGATTATGACAATTCAAAGATGGGGTGAGTTTGCTAACAATTGGTCTTTTTCAGATGACGACGGAAACCCTAAACTACCTTTAATTGCGGTTATTAGAAAACCGGACGCTCAAATTGGTAAAAATCCAAGTACGATTTATAATATTCCTGATAGAAGAACATTTTTTTATGCAACAGTTCCAACATGGAATGGTAATCAAATGGGTGCTGATGTTTATAAAATTCCGCAGCCTGTTGCTGTTGATTTAACATTTGACGTTACAATTGTTTGTACAAAATTCAGGGATTTAAATAAATTTAGTAAACTGGTTATGCAAAAGTTTTCATCAAAACAAGCATATACAAATATCAAAGGTCATTATATTCCAATTATATTAGAATCAATTGCGGACAATTCTCCTATTGAAAATATAGATTCACGTAGGTTTTATTTACAAACATATACATTTATAATGTTAGGGCTATTGATTGACCATGAAGAATTTGAGGTAAAACCAGCTATTAGTAGAGCGTTATTAATGACTGAGTTTATTATTGATAACCCAGTTAATAAAACAATGAAAAATGGCGGTATCGATGTTACTACTGTTAATATCAGAGCAAATGGCACCCAAACTGTTTTTAGTGTTGGGGAACCTATGTCAACAATTTTTAATGTGTATATCAATAATGAGTTAATAATCAAGGATATAAACTACCTCCATATACCGGGTACTTCGAAGATTACAACGCTTGGTGCACCACAAACTGATGATATTATAACAATACAATATTTCAAAGGTAAAAAAACGCAAAAAGCGGATAACGTTACAACCTTTATTAACAACTATGGTAAAGTGGTTAATTTATTTACCGATAATATAACAATCACAAGTAGCTCACCATTTATAAATTTGACTAATAATATTGACACGTTTATTAGTTTAGATATCAATGGGTTGGCTCAAGATGAAAATGACAATTTTATTATTACGAATGTTAAACAAATAAAATTACTAGGGATACCCTCGATTGGTTCTGTTGTAAATGTAAAATATCTGTTCTAGCTATTCGCCATAGATATCTTTCTTTTTGGGTTTACACAATTCGTCAATATATTTTTCTAAAACCTTATAAATTTTAAGTCCTTTCTGGTCACAATAGGTTTTTAGCATTTCGTGGTGTTTTTCGCTGATTTTGACATTTTTCTGTTGTGCTTTCATATAAAAGATACTTTAAGATAAATAACTATCTTTTTAATGAAAACTAGCGAAATCTTTGCAATAAACAAAGATATTTATAAGAAAACAATAAATTTTATTAATCCAAACATTAATCAATGGCTAGTAACAACAGAGTATTTGTATCACCAGGTGTCTATACATCAGAGGTAGATCTTACATTCGTAGCTCAAAGTGTAGGTGTAACAACATTAGGTCTAGTAGGTGAAACATTAAAAGGTCCTGCTTTTGAACCAATTTTGATTACAAATTTTGATGAGTTCAAAACTTATTTTGGTGGCACTTCACCAGAAAAGTATGGTAATGGTTATCCAAAGTATGAATTACCATACAACGCTAAATCTTATTTACAAGAATCAAACCAATTATTCGTAACAAGAGTATTGGGTCTAACGGGTTATAAACCTAATAAATCTTTTGCTATTACAGCAATAGGTGGTATTAGACTAGAGGAATATACAGGTTACACGGATCAAGATACCAGCGTAATCTTAACATCATTGTCTTCTTTCTCAACTTCGTTCAATGACTATCAATTTATCGCTAATTTAACTGCGGTTGATGGATCATCAATGGACGATTATATCGTTAAAAACTTTAGTGGTTATACCAGTGCTGACAACCTTAAATGGTTTGCAATTGGTAAAATTGAAGATTATTTAGATGATGCTAATATCACATTACCATCTACTAAAGAACAAGCTTCACCATTAACAGGTAAACTATATGAAGATAGCCCTAATAACAAAGAATGGTATAATTCTATGTATCATGTTAGCAGTGGCGCTGATGAAGATAATAACGTAGATGCTGTTTATTCTTACGTTTTCCAATTCTTTAGTGGTGCAACACCAAGTTTTACAGGAAATACCCCGCATTGGGAAGTAACTAAAATATTCTACGATGCTACACCATATACTGAGTATAATAATGCGGTAATTGCAACATTACGTTCAAGAGGACGTTACGTAGCTAATGAGATTTTAGAATTAGAAGTTACCAATGACAATGCTTTTACATTAGAGGTTGATACCGACAATATGGCAATAAACCCATTAGGTGATTTCTTTGTAAATGTAACAGGTGCAACTGGTGGCGTTAAGCAATTCGGTGTTTCTTTTAATACTGCATCAACAAAATTCATATCTAAGGTATTTGGTACTGAAACATTTGATAAAACATTTGGAGAATTTCCAGTATACGTTCATGAAGTATATCCTAATTTATTGAAAAAAGCATATGAAAAAGGATTAATTAGAGGTATAAAAATGACTGCAACTTATGTTGATGAAGATGTTAACGATAATTTCTTAAAGGGTTACGACACACCTATCTCACCAATGATTGTATCTGAAGTAAGGGGTGGTAAAGTTGCAGATTTATTCGAAGTTATTACTGTTCCTGATGGTGAAACAGCAAATACGCAAATAAAAATAACAATTCAAAATATTAATGTTGATACATCGGAATTTGATATTTTAGTTCGTGATTTTAACGATACTGATGACAATCAAGTTGCTATTGAAAAATACACAAGATGTTCAATGAATCCTGATGTTCCGGGTTATGTAGCAAGAAAAATTGGTACTTCTGATGGTGAATATCCATTGAATTCTAAGTATATCATGTTAAACATGGCAACAAATGCACCAACAGATGCATTCCCTGCTGGTTTCAAAGGTTTACCACAATATAATGATGCTGGTTTATACGAAGGAGCTAAGTTTGGTAATATCGCATATAAAACCAAATATAATGTTGCTGGTGATATTGAAACATATACAGAAGATGGTATTGCAAGAGTTGAATCAGGAGATAAAGTAAGAAAAGTAATGTTAGGTGTTTCTTCTGAAGCAGGTTTTGATAGTGATTTATTAAAATATAAAGGTGCGTCAGCGGAAGCTCAAACATTCGGTTTCCACTTATCTTATAACGCGGCACACATTACCGGAGCAACATCTTTAACTGTTGATTCTAAAGGGGTTTCAGTATTAGATTTACCAAATATTTCAGGAAATACTGTTGGGTTTGCATACATGACAACTCCTTATGATTTAGAAGGCCAAAGCGACCCTACTGATGGTTCAACAAACTACATGCAAAACATCAACTATAGAAAATTCACAACAGTGGTGTTTGGTGGTAGAGATGGTTGGGACATTTACAGACAAAATAGAACAAATAGCGATGAGTATATTTTTGGTAAAAAAACATATGTTTCAGGTAACACTGTAAACAATGGTGTTTTTAGTGAAACTCTTGGTAACTCAGATTATTATTCATATCTACAAGGTATTGAGACATACGCTAATCCAGAAGCAATTGACATTAATGTTTTTGCAACTCCGGGTATTAACTTCTTCCAACATAGTTCTTTGGTGAATCAAGCAATTGAAATGATTGAATCAGATAGAGCAGATTCATTATATATTATGAATTCACCAGGCCCTGTTGATGTATCAGATTCAGATAGTTTAGTTGGTGAATTAGATTTAGTATCAATAGATTCTAACTATTCTGCAACATATTGGCCTTGGATTCAAGTAAGAGACACAGATAACGCAACTCAAATTTACCTTCCACCAACAGGTGAGGTATTAAGAAACATTGCTTTAACTGATAATGTATCTTATCCATGGTTCGCGGTGGCGGGTTATTCTAGAGGTTTGGTAACATCTATTAAAGCAGCTAAAAAGCTTACTTTAGACGAAAGAGATACTTTATATAAGAATAGAGTTAACCCTATTGCGACATTCTCAGACACTGGTACAATTATTTGGGGTAACAAAACGTTACAAGTTAGAGAATCAGCTTTAGATAGAATTAACGTAAGAAGACTATTATTAAGAGCAAGAAAGCTTATTTCAGCTGTTTCTGTAAGATTACTTTTCGAACAAAACGATGAGCAAGTAAGAAATGAATTCTTAAAATTAGTAAATCCAATATTAGATTCAATTAAGAAAGAAAGAGGTTTATATGATTTCCGTGTATCGGTATCTAACGACCCTGCTGACATTGATGCAAATACATTAAGAGGAAAAATCTACATAAAGCCAACTAGAAGTTTGGAGTACATAGATTTGGAATTTGTAATTACACCAACAGGAGCTTCATTTGAGAATATTTAATCGAAATTGATTAGAGGAAAAGGGGGGTTGAAAGACTCCCTTTTTTATTGTACACGTTCCACGTGGAACCTAGATATTATGTTAAATGAACATAACTAATAAGAAAATTATAAAGATATACCCAGTATACTGGAACTTATATTCTGGTACCATTATTTATTAATTTTAATTGAATTTAAAAAAGAAATATAAAGAATATTTATTTATACTGGTACTTATATACTGGAATAGTAAAAAACTACGAAAAAAAAAATGAAAAATCAAGTTTTTCGTATAATTAATTTTAAAAAAATATTTTCTAATACTGGTATATTTATAAGAAAGTAAATAATACTAAAAACTTAACAAACACAATATGGCCGATTTATTAATGAAAATGCCGTCTCCGTACGAGCCAAAAAGAGTCAACCGATTTATCGTTAGATTTCCATCAACTTTGGGTATCAACGAATGGTACGTAACTTCTGCAAGTAGACCTAACGCAAAAATCAAATCAGTAGAAATACCTTTTTTGAACACAAAAACATACGTAGCAGGTCAATTTGAATGGAATGAAATTAAAGTGAAATTTAGAGACCCAATTGGACCTTCAGCTGCACAAGCATTAATGGAATGGTTCCGTCTTCACGCTGAAACAGTAACTGGTCGTATGGGATATGCTGCTGGTTATAAAAAAGATATTGAATTAGAAATGTTAGACCCAACAGGAGTAGTTGTTTAAAAATGGTTACTTGAAGGTTGTTTCATGACTGATTTAAACTTTGGTGATTTAGATTATTCTAGAGATGATTTAGCAAACATTGATTGTTCTTTGAGAATGGATAAGTGTATTCTAATCTACTAATATTTCAATTTTTCATATTCAAAAACCGGTACTATTAACAAATGGTAT